AAAGAAGTTTCGTTCAAATCAGCAGCTACTGATGGTTCGTTGGCGAAAGTGCCACCTGATGTCAGCGGGTGTGATGCATCACAAAGAGCAACACCGTCACCACCAGCGAATGCGCCAGCAGAGAATGCGTTGTTCAGGATTGATGCAGCTTTAACCTGCTTTGTGTGTGCCATTGACCGTGCGAGTGCACGAGTATAGCGAGAGGCCAGACGATCATACAGATTGTCTTCAACAGCTTCTTCAGTGATTGAGAAAGCCATTGCTACTGTCTCGTGGTTGTACCGAGCAGTGTAAGCTTCTTGTGCATCGTCGTAAGATACACCTGTGCCTTCACCTTTAGTCGGCGCAGCCCCGAAACCTGACAGCATAACTTCTTCTTCAAAGGCACGATCTGATGCCTCAGTGTCGAAGATTTCAGCATGCTGGCCTTCGTAGCGACCATATTCCATACCAAAGAGAGCGTTTAGACCCGGCTCTAGTTCTTTGGCGAGTTGTGCGCGAGAAATAGCCATTATCTACACTCCCTTATGAAATAGCGGCTTCAGAATCAGACTGAAGCAGCGCGTGATTGTTAAGCATCACAATCATAGGAATACCAGCGGCAGTGAAGTCGGCGTTCTCGGCGTCATCCAAAATACCCACAATCTTCAAAGGAAGAGAGGCGTTAGATGAATCGAGAGTTGCGACATCAAGCTGTGCGCTAGAAATGCCTGTGGTTGTGCTACCGCTTGCACCACTGTTGAACTGTGAGTTCTCAAAAATGGCAGCAACAGCAGTTGCTTTGTTAGTGATGGTAGCGTCTGTCGCAACTACGAAGCGCTGGAGCGGGTTGTCGTACACAAATCCGATGATATCGAAGTTTGTGTCGGCACCTGAACCGGGCCAGTAGTTTGAGAAGACTTTCTTACCAGTCGTTGATGATACATATTCACAGCCAGCAAAAACGCCAACGGGAGCCTCAGTATCGCCGGATGCAGAACAAATAACGATTTCACCACCGTTATCGGCCTTTACCATTGATCCCTGAAAGATCGCGCTAGCGGCGCTGTCGATGAAGTATGCATTAGTACCTTGAGTAGCTGGTGCGCTACCTGCGGTATTAATCGGCTTGAGGCCGAAGGCAACATTAGTGTTTGCCATTACTTACTCCTTATCAGATTAAGGGGACTAATCTTTGCCCCCGAATGATACACGACTTTGCCTATCGTTATGGATAGGCATTGAGGGGTGTTGTTCCCTCATCAGGTTATCGTCAACGGCCTTCATTTGATTGCGGGTCTGCTCCCGATAATACTCAGTTCTTTCTTCAACCGTTTCTTCTGGAATCCGTGCAAGCATTAGACCGCCCACACCAATGACTCCACTGTACTTACCATCATCAATTGTTGGAAACTGATCAGCCAGATCTGGATATTCATCCGCACGGACTGGTTCCCATCCTTCCCGCAGCTTTGCGGCTACATTTGTGCGATCATCTTCACCACGAATTGATGTGCGGATCCAACGATGCTGATAGCCTGCCGGGGCATCAGGTGCTGCCAACTTTGATGGCGGTGTCCACGGCTTACGCCGTGTGGTTTTTGCGCGTGATGTTGATTCGCGTGTAGTTCTATCAGCCATACTCTTACTCCTTAACGTACTTTGCATATTCTTCAAGCGGAACATTCAAGCGTTTCGCAATGGCAATTTGCGAAGGCGTAAGTTTGACTGTTCTGCGCCCCTTTTTAGACGACTTAGAAGCCGTGGACTCCGCAGAAGCGACTCGGGGTCCTGCGTCACGAACTTGTTCCTTAAACTTGTGCGGGAACTCAGTACGGACACGTCTATCTAGCTCAGTATAATACTCATCGGACGTTGGGTCAAACCCTTCATCCTCAATAAGTTGACGATGTATGCCAAAAGCAGCGTATGTCATCGTCTGATCAGAACCAAACCAGTCGTTTTTCGAGGCCCAAGCCTCGGCTTTAGGATCTGGTTTGGCGGGTTGTTGAGGCGCTGCCTGTTGAACTGGCTGCTCTTGTGGCTGTTGTGCCGTCTGAGCGCGTTCCTCGTTCTGGCGCTTTACTTGCTCATAACGAGACTGTTCCATAGCCAATCGGCTAATGGTTTGCTGCGCTTCAAACATCGCGTCAGCATCGCCTTCGTCGTAAGCCTTCTTGTATGCTTCTTTAGCAGCAACAACTTGAGACTCGATACGATTACCAAACTCACCAACATAAGACTGATCAAGCTTATCTAAGCGAGACTTTAGATCTTCGTTTTGCTTTTGTACCGCCTCAGCATATTCAACTGCCGCTTGCCGCTGCCGCTCTTCTTCCCGGTACTTACCAGTAAGTGTGCGAATGCGGCGCTGAACGGATTCAGAATATGACGCAAGTTCGTCTTCATTGTCGGCGTTCTGTTCTGGTTCTTCAGCTTCAGCTTCTACCTCAGTTCCAGCTTCCTGAGTCTCAACTTCTTGAGCTTCGTCCTCAGTCTCGATAATCTCGAGTTCTTCCTTCTCTGCTGCTTCAGGCATACTTAAACTCCGTATGTTTTTATATCATCTGGATCGATGATGGTGGCAATGACTTCATCGTCATTGATGATCCGAACCTCGCCGCCTTCAATGTTGAAGCGAGATCCAGCGTAGCGCCCAATACACACCCAATCACCTTCCTTGCACCACGGCTCACAGCCGTCGCCAAACTTGTTAGGGTCTTGATATGCAAGGGAGCCAACCTTTACGACATAAGCTACGGTTGTCGCACGGGCTTCTTTTTCACGAGCGGCATCCGGGATGTAAACGCCGCCGTCAGTTTTTTCTTTGCCCATATAGGGCATGACAAGAATCCGCCAGCCTGTGGGCTGCGGTACTCGTTCTGCTATTGTTTTAGATTTTGCAGCTTCTTCGGCTTGTTTTTTAGCGCGTTGCTGCTCAAGGATATAATCAGGTACTAAGAGAGTCTTCGTCATAGTTAGCCTTTTTTAGCAGGGTTTGAAGTTCGTCAAGCGCATAAGTGAGTCCCTGTATCTCACCTACCCTTGCTTTGTAGTCTTCCCAATCAGAAGCGCTACCACTTGTGATAGATAAACTAATGTCATCTACACGATTTCTCAAGGCTTTTTGATACCTTGAGAGAAAAGAAACTACATCCATTTACATTCCACAGTTGCAATCAGGTTTACCGCAGTCACACGGGCCTTCTTCCCCCGGCAGATCCGACATCGGACCACCTTCAGCCCACTCTGCACAACTGTTCTTAGCACTGCACATAAACTTTAGCAACTGACAATAACCAACCTCACCAGACTCATTCTTCATGCATTGCTGCATATGCTCTGTAATATTGAACACGGAGCAGGTTCCACAGCTTTCTTCTGGGTTAATGGCTGGGCCGTACTGATTTTCTTTAACAGCAAGACGACGGTTCTCTTCGTTGGTGTCCACGTCCTGTGTAGCAATCGGACAAGCCTCTGCCATAGGCTCAACAGGCATACCGTCCTGAATAGCTTTGCTCAAGTCCATACCATCTGGAATAAGTTTGATTTCAATCTTCATATCTACACCTGTGTGTTCGACATGCCAAATGGCCCTGTCATTAATCCTGTGCCCATGCCCGGACCCGCGTACTGACCAACCATCCCTGAGATGCCGGGCTGTGTAGGCTGGTTAAAATTCATGTATGGGAACAACTGGCGTCTTAACTGGTCTGCGCCAACGCCGCCGTATGCCACATATTCAGAGCCAACCATATCTTCGATTGGGTTAAAGGTAGGTACGGTCTGTTGCACCTGTGCGCGTTCTGGACCATCACCGTCACCGGGGCCAGCAGGGCCAACAGACCCTACTGAATTTGGGTCTCCAAAAGCCTTGCCTGCACGAGCCATCAAACCCATCACCCCAAGGGCGGGTACTCCTGTAAGAAAACCTAATCCTTGAAGCGCACTGGCAACTGGATTATCCGTGATGGCATCCATGATGCCCCCGAAGAAACCACCGTCGTCAACACCCGTGCCTAACGAACTATTGTCAAAGCCGCCCTGAGACCTGTTGTCACCAAGACCGTCAAAACCATCGCCGCCGAGGTTGCCGCTTCCACTCGTTTGGCCTGAACCCGCAACTCCGTCTGTGTTGTCTTGACCTTGGTCAGCCATTACTTACACCCTGTATACTTCATGCCTTGAATTGCTTTGCCGCCACCACGACACATGCCGCCCATGGCGCGGTTTTCTGTCTCTTCTTCCATCTCTTTTTCTACCCTGCGACGATTGTGCGCGGCGCGTTCTTCTTGAAAACGCATGTTGTATTCTGCGTCTTTTGAACGTGCTTTAGGTGTCTTCATCTTGCTCATATTCTTCTCCACCGTCTGTGACCCACCGTCACGACGACGACGGCCTTCGTTAATAAGCTTTACGGCTTTTGATCTGGTAATACCCATATCATCAGCGAATTGACTAATTCTTGGTCTTACCATAGCTAATAATCTCTTCTATCGTTCTGCCGCAACCAATACATCTTATACGATCTTCGTCTAAGACACAAATCCCAACACAAGGGCTATCCTTCTTTGTGGTCTTTGTGTTCGTGTCCCATCCAGATTCCGAAGACACCAGTCATTACTCCCATAACTACGCTTACAAAAGCAGACTGCGACGCCGTCGGATCTTCCAAAGCCATAAACCATTCAGCGCAGCGCCACGACATCGCGGTACTAACCAACATCATAAATCTTGGCAGAACCTTCCAGCGTAGAAACTGCTCTACAGTAATCACTTAGACACACCCTTGAACTTTTCAAAGCTACGCATTCCACCCAAACCGAGCATGCCAAGCAGTACAGTCATCAAGCTTTCCATGTCAAAAGCAGGCATCGGCGGTACTTCAAGTCCCATGTAGGCTGTAACGAAATCTGTCGCCGGGAATAAAACAAAGTGTGCCATTAACGCAATACCGCATGTCCAGCCGATGAACGGACGCCAACCAGCCACAAAAATACTGCGGTGCTTGGCCTCGGCCTTATTCACCTCTAGCTGGCCCATCACCTGCTCATGCATTTGCTTCTCAGCCATAGTGGCTATTTCGTGAGCCAGTTTGTTCTTCTGATCTTTGTCTTCGATAAACTTATCTAACAGTCCTGTGACTGGTCCAATCAACGCTTGAAGCATTATTTATCTCCCAACAACAGTTTAATTCTAGCTATCTCCAGTTCTAACTGATGCATCCTTTTTACTGTGTTCTGCACAGCCTGTGGTGGCTCAAAGTTGTCGATCCAGTCATCGTTTTCTTCAACCTCTTGCATAGTCAGTTCAAGATTGTGTTCCAGAAAACTAATACGTTCAGTCAAACCAAAGTACGCCCAAGTAGCAATGCTTGCGGCAGCTATCATTGATACGAGATTACGCAAAGGTATTGTAATCTCTGTGCTGTCATTCATTCTGGCAGCTACTTCTCTTTCAACCTTGGTCATAGTTGTGACCCTTTCAACGGTATGCACCTGTACGATCTTGGCATAACCTTGCCCTTGTTGTACTGAGCAATATCATTACCCATGTCATAAGCGCGGCTAGCACATCTTTCCTGTGTTTCGTAAGGCCCTCTTGTGTCGTGGTACTGATAACAGTTTTCGGGCACCGCCACACTGCATGCAATAACCAAAACCTTAAACATTACATACACAAATCTTCGTACTTAGTTGTGTGTTGTCTGTGTTGTGATACATCAATAGACCGATCCATCCACAGATTTTTTAGCCATTTTAGCCATTTCATGATCTGTTTCTCGACAGTGCAGCTTGCGTATTAATGCGGTATACGTTGACATCGTTTCTGTCTTCAGCAATGTTCTGCTGCAAGCCCATACGCTGCTGCGCCAACTGCATAGCCTGTGTCAGCTTGGCCTGATCAATCTGGAAGTCCATCTGATCGTTCTGCATCTTGCGCTGGATTTCTATCTGATCGTTCTGCAACTCCTGCTGACGGATAGCTACAAGCGGATCAACAGGCTGCTCCGGCATCAACTCAGGACCAATCTGCTCCATGATGTTTACAATCTGCTGGGCAATAGCAGCATCCACCATTTCGTTAGCAATCGCTGCTGGTGGCTGACCATTCATCACAGCTTCTTCGTTCATCTTCTCAAAGAACAACTTGACCTGATCCCGTGCCAAGGCAGCGACGTGATCCTGCAAGTGTGAATGCATCATCATGTAGCCTTGCGGGTTCATCTGCGCGGCTGGACTCTTCAGCGCCATGACATGAACCTTGAGGTGCGCCTCGTGATCCTGCTGCGGGAATACCTGCAACGGCATACCCTTCAGCGCGTTGCCGTTCTCCGTTGCCGGATCCATAGGCTGTGGCGGCTGCGGTGCTGGTAAAATGTCATCTATGTTTTTCACATCCAGAGCATCATACATCCGGCGGTAGGCTTCATACAGATTGTGCATCTGAGGTGCGGCCTGTGCCAACTGCAATTGTGTCTGAGCCAGTGACATGCGCTGCGACATCGAAAAGATGTTTGGATCTGATACAGGCAGTACGTCAATACGCCCATCAAAGTCCTGCGCCATGATCTCAGCAGGGATGTTCGCGCCTACAAAGTACGGATACGGGATTGGGTTTTCGGCGAAGATCTCCGCCAGCATCCGAAACTCATTCTTCTGGGCATAGTGCAGACGCTTGTGAATGCTTGAGATAATCTTCGAGCCTTGCTCGATTAGTGCAACCGTCGTTCCCACGGGAGCTTGGGAGTTGACATCTGCGATCTTAGCATCAGCGACTTGTGCAAATCGTCTGCCCGAATCAACAACCACCCCGAGGAGTTGAGCAAGCGTACCAGAAGGTTCCTTGTATGGTAGGGGAATAATAGAATTCCGAAGATCACCGCCGGGAGCGTCAATATCACGAAACTCGCCGGGAGAAAGCGGCTCGTCATCATTTCTAATACGAACACCACGAGCTTTGAAACCAGCCGGGAGATTAGATAAAGTCCCCGCGTCGATAAGCTGTCTGAGGATTGAGGTTGCTGCACGAGAAAGTCCACCTATTGTATGTAGTAAACCAAAACCATAGAAACCAAAACCGGGCAAGAACTTAAAGTGTGTGAAGAACTGACGACGACGCTTTAGCGGATCCGCTTCTCTAAAGCTTCTAACAATGCTGAGAATTTCGCCAGAAGCTTCATCAAGAGTAACAATATACGGCAGCTTAATGCCCGTATCTTCCCCATCAGGTCCAATGTCTTCAAAGCCTTCCAAGTCGAGATCAACGTGGATTTCATATAATGTATAGACATCGTCACTATAGTTTGGACGTATTCCAGTAAGCTCATTAGCACGGTTTTGAATAGTGCCTTCATCTTCTGACTCATCGCTTGCAGATAATTCAACATCTCTATAGATCCCCGCAACTTGCATCTTGCGGACTTCGTTCTCTGTCATACGCACTATGTGCGTTACCCGCTCTGCTGTCCGCAAATCAGAGGCAGTGTATGGCACAATCAAGTCTTCGGCAGGTACAAACTTTGACACCGCACGTTGCTTGGTCGGATCAAAGTATACCTTCTTAAATGTAGACCCAGTCAGTGGCAAATAGTACAGCATCTGATCTGTGTCTGGATCGAACTCTTCCATCACCTCAGTGACCTGATAGTTCATGAAGTCCTTTACGCGCTTGGCCTGATCTTCAATCTCACGGGTAGGCGCACCTACAACCTGTGTCTTCACAGGACCGCCAGATGGTAACATCTCCTTGTAAGCCTGTGCTTGAAACTGAGTAACAGCCTCTGACAACAACGGATGATGAACGCCGCTAGCTCCCAAGAACGGCTCGTTGCGCTCTTCGTAATTAATACCAAGTAACCCCAGACCCTTGGCAATAGCCTCTTCCCACTCTTCGCGGGAATCCATGTCGTCCTTGACCTTGCCACGCAACTCAGACGACAACTCCCCCAGAGTTCTGTCGTCTAAGATTTCAGCGATGTTGGCATTGTGGTCGTAGACTTCAGCCTCAACCTCAACCATTTCCTCTTCGCCAACAAGCTCAATACCTTCAGGCAACTCCTCGCCCATAGGTAATTCAATCTGCATCTCTTCAGGCATTAGTTCTGATGAGCC